TAGAGCCTGGGGGAAAAAAGTTTTTGAAAGTTTTTGTCAAATTTGCAAAATTTATGTTGACAAAGACACATTCTTGTGATTTTGTTTTTATTTGTTCGCGTGAACGTTTGTTTGTATTTATGATGTGTGTTGATTAGTGCCGAATAGTAATGCTAGGACTAAAATTATGTACGCTATAGGTTTGGGGTGGGTTCGCTGAACTATAATTTAAAAGGCTTATCTAATTTACTAAGGATCTTAATAGTCTTATCTAAATCCTTAAGTTCTTTGCGTAGATGTTTCTTGAATCTAGCCTTAGCTTTAGGATCGTAATCTAAATCAGTAGTATCAAATGTAGTATACCAGCATAATTGTTCGGCTCTAGCTGTTCTTACTTTTAGAATATAACCTAGTGCATCTTGCATAGTTACAACTCTAGTTTCCATACTTTTCTCCTTTCTTGAGCTAATAAGCTCATAAGCGTAGATAGACTATTTGCCTATCTACAATATCAACCTATTAGTTTTCTTCTTCTAGGACATATTCTGCAATCTCTTCATACATATCTTCTGGATCAGTAGTAAGTTTGTCATATGAATAGTATTCTAAGATCTCAGTTAATCTTTCATATGTTTGTTCAATGATGTTGTTGTTCATAGTTTATTCATCTCCTTTCTTTAGATATACTATTAACTGCGTTAATTGTTTACGTTTCTCTGCATAAATATCTGTAGTGTACAACAGATAATTGTCTCCCATCTCAAAAAAGTCTGTTATCCTATCTAGTTTACCTAATTCATAATATAAGTATTCTAATAGTGTTATTGGTGTTTGGGACTCATCTAATGATTTACCACGATAACCATTAACATAGTAAAATGTTTCTTGCTCTGTGCACAACGTGTCAATAATATCTTCTATCATTAGTTTTCACCTCCTTTCTCGGCAGTTGCCTTGTTGAGTAGCTTTTTCATTTTAGCTACTTCTTTTTTCATGCTGTCTAATTCTTGTTGTATTCTTTCTTCATGTTTAGTATGCTCATCTTTTTCTTGCATAGTTCCATACTCTTTTTGTTCTTGCAATTTAATACTTGTTTCTTGTACTCTTTGTTGTATTGCTAGATTATGAATCTTACCTAATGCTGTAATAGTTATTTCTAAGTTGTGTTTCTTGATTAGTTCAATAACTTCTTCTGGTGTGTACAACTCATGTGATGAATGTCTTTTCTTGTTGATGTTGCATATATGGTTGTTCAAGATGCTTTGCAGGTCATTTGCTCCTTTCATGAAGTATATTGCATTCTCATTATTAGATGCTGGTGTAGTTTTCTTAGATGTAGTTGTTTTCTTTACTACAGATTTTTTCATTTATATTTCCTCCTTTCTGTAGTCAGGATCTTATGTGTGTTTTGAACTGTGTTGGTTTAGACCCTGGGTCGGGCTTGAATTTTACCCGATCACTGTGCAGTTTATATTTCGGGTATGCCTATGTGTTTGTGTTGGCATTAAAAAATAACAACAAAGTTCCATGCTTATAAAACAAGTTTATTCAACGCCTACATAACAAACTTGTTTACTAGTCCAAAAAACCATGCTACAATAACCTTAGGAGGATATTATGGAAACAATGGAAAAGTATATGACCATAGGTCTTAAAGACGACAAAGCCGCTGTCAACATAGCACCTAGTCTAACTGCTGCTGAGGCCTATCTATTATTAGGTACTCTTGCACTGCACCTGCTTAATTCTTATTACAAAGTAGCTACGACAACTCTTAACATTAACCACAATTCATCTACGAAGCTCACACCTAAGAAGGCTAAGTTATCTAAGTCAGAGTTAAACAGCGCAATCAAAGGTATCAAGGACTCTATGTATGATGCTATGGACTCAGTCTTCTCAAACGTTTTAAATCAGTTCATGCCAGAACATCCTAGATACACCCTAGAGGACGAAGCTATCATTGAACTAACCAACCAAAAGATCGAAGAAGAGTACAATAAGTTATCAGATAAAGACAAAGAGGCTTATCGTCAAACGTATAACCAAACCTTATCTAAACTAAAGGAGCAAGTTAATGCAAACGTTGCAACCGAAAACGTCGAGTCTACTGGAACAACACCAACAACTTCAGCAACAACTTCAGCAACAACTTCAGCAACAGATTCAGCAACAGATTCAACAGCAACACCAACCGAATAATCAAAATCAACTAAATCCAACAGCTGCTGACTTCAGGGAAGCTAGACTAAACGGAACCTTAGATAATCTAATAGATCAGGTGTTAGACCAAACATCCAGGACACATGAGTTTCTATTTAAACAAGAGCGAGAGTTCCACGACCAGTTACCAGATGAGAGTCACGGAATAGGGAATCGAGACCGAGACCTAGGTATCTTAAACGGCAAGGTTAATCAATCAACCCAATCACAACCTAAAGACTCAATGAAAGCTATAGATGAACACCTGGCTAAGTATGAAAATTACTACCCTACGAACCACCCACTACTAGACTTAATCTACAACCAAAAACGGTGTCCTAGGTGTGACGCATTACTAGAGCCAGCTACATCTATTTCAGGTTCACCATCTACTGACTGGATGGAATGCACGAATAAACTGTGTAACACATACGTAGATATGTACCACCCAATGTACCACCAAGCCAGCGTCCACCTTGATTCACATAGAATTATAGGTAACTTTGGTTCTTACGGTACAGGAAAGACCAAGACCTCTGAAAAAGAAATTGAGAAACACATTTTCATTACACCTAATGCCAACATTTTATTAGGTGCTAACGTTACCTCTCAATATGAGCAAACTTTATTAAGGGACTTTGAGAAGAGCTTTCCTCTAGCATTTCAAGCCAATAGGTCAAACCAAAAAGGTTACATTGACTTTATCAATGGAGCAAGACTTATGCTAAGACCGTTTGACGATCCAGATAAACTACGTTCAAACAACTACTCACTTGTTGTTATGCTCGAAGCCAGTGAGATCAACGCTGATGCATTTCATCAGATAAAGACACGTCTTCGTAATACTGCTGCAACAAACCCCTATACTAACTCAGACTGGCGTAAACTAATCTGCGAGTCTAATCCAGACTCAGGATGGATACGATCAGATGTTCTTATGGTATCAGATACCATCTACAAGCATGGGTTACATGCAGATGAAGACTACACATCTATGCAAGATCCAGACGCTATTGACTCAGCTATCTCTACACACATAGCATCAACTGACGTTAACCATTACTTACCACCAGATTATATTGAGGTTAACTCAAAGAACAAACCTGAGTGGTGGGTTAAGAGATTCTTATTTGGATCCTTTATGTTTGCGGAAGGCCTAGTGTATCCAAATGCTATGAAGTGCGTTGTACCAACACCAAGAGATACTGAGGGTAAGCCACTGACTGCTAAACATTTTCCACAATGGAAGATTCTAATAGCTCACGACTACGGACTTATGGACGAAGCCACCTTTGTATATGCAGGTGTTGACAAAGCTAGGAATAAATTAGTTGTTTATAAAGTAGATCACATTAATAACGCACCACTTAAAGACTTAGCTAAACTGTTTAAACATGGAACTGAAGACATTGCCTTTGGTCAGTTATATACTACTCCAATTATAGACCCGAAGAACAACAAAAGAGACTATGACAAAAAAGACCTAATCTCTCATTATCAAGACTATGGCATCACATTTAAGCCAGGTCATGTTAATGTTGATGCCAGAATCATAAGACTGAATGACTACATTGAGTCAGGATGCCTAGAAATCTGGGATTGTTGTTCATTTTTAATAAACGAACTTAAAGATTATAAGTTCAAACCCAAATCCTTAGATGAAAAGAACTCGGATAACAAACCGATTGACGCAAATAACCACGCAATCAATGCACTTGAATGGATCGCTATGGAACTTCCAGCTAATCCAAACATGTTATCGCTTACTGGTTATGACGAATACGGGCGTCCAATCTCTGAGGAAGAAGAAAAAAGACGTAAACAAGCAGATTATAATTGGCAACTGTCAGATAATAACCCAAGAGATGAGCTGACATACGACCAATCTACTGCATTTGGAATGGAAGGAGGATTTATTTAATGGAATATTTACTATTTTTCTTAATAGGATTTGTATTTGCGCTACTATTAACACTACGTCCTATTAAATTTCAGGTACATCACGTCCATGAAGAGGTGCAACCAGCTGTAGATAAGACAGATCTCAAGGAACTTGAGAAAGAAATGTTAAAAGATGACGCTGTCGAGGACGATATGTACAAAAAATTAGATCAAGTTATCGTTGAAGCTAACGATATAATGGGAGGAAGTGATAGAATTGACCGAAACTAAGAGTGATAAAGCTAAAACTAAAGCAGTTAAAGACATTTATGGTACAGATTTACTCCCAACTCCGTGTAGATTACAGTATATCAAGGACAGAATTAAGGATACAGATGCCAAGTATACCAAAGTATTACAAAGGATGCGTATATTAGACGGCACAGACCGTGGGAAACTCTGGGATGTTGTTAAATCTAAGTTCCCAGGCTACCAATTAACACCTGATACTAACTGGATTAACTACATTAAAGAAAATTTAGTGGCTGCAATCTACTCAACTGGTAGATATGCAGACCTAATGCCTAGATCAGATCAAGATATTCAGTTTACTAACGAGTTTAACTCAGCACTTAGTACAATTTGGGATGATGTTAGAGCAGATTACTACCAATTTCTAGCAGGTGAACGTGCTGCACTGATGAATATTGGTATTACTATGGTAGGTTGGGACAAAAACCTAGTTGGTGGTACTAAGAATTACTGGTACAAAGGTAATATTAAGTTTAAAAACATAGACCCTATGAAGTTTAGACGTGATCCTTACGCTGATGTCTTTGATGATTCAGAGTTCTGCTACTATTATGATGACTATTCTATTGAAGTGATCAAATCTAAAGCACTTTATAAAGATAGAATAGCTGCTATTGAAAAAGCTGTAGGTGTACTTAAAGATAACGCTGTTGTATCAGATATAATCCCAGCAGCCACAGATAGACAAAAGACAAATGATTCACAATCTAATTACCATAAACTAACTTACTTCTATTTTATTTATACAGATGATGAAGATAAGAATAATAAAGACGGTTATAAGATTTGTGAAGTGCATTTGCTAGATGATACGTACATTCTATATTGTAATCAAGACTTACAACCTAGAATGTTCCCATTTGCAATACTATATTGCAACGAACCTGCTGGAGATATAGTAGGTGTATCAGAACCAGCTAAACAATTTCAATCAAATCTATCTTATAACTTATTAAACTCAATCTATGCAACTCATGCATACAAGGCACAACGACCTCCAAGGTTCGTTAATGCAGCATCAGGTATCAATCTACGTCAATTTGCTAAATATGGTAATGACGCAGACAAAACATTCATTGTTAATACAGATGCATCGAAGGCTGTACACTATGCTGAGTTCCCACAATTACCACCAGAGCTTTTACAAGTTAAACAAGACCTAGGTCATGATATAAAAGAGATATCTGGAGTAGACGAAATCTATGCAGGTAAGAATACTGGTTCCATCCAAACTACAGGTGGTATGGATACCCTTATGGAAACTACATCTCAAAGGGATAATCAAAAGATTCTGCTATATGAAGAATACACTAAACGTCTTACAGAACTTGTTGTTAATAACTTAGTTCATTTTGGTGATAAGCGTTCTTATACTGTAACTGATCCTGTAACTCAACAAACTAAGATGGTTACATTTGATTTTCCTAAGATTGATGATGATATAAGATTCAGATATAGTCTAGATATTCAAGTATATCTACCACGTAACAAAGCTAGACTTGCAGCTGTTGCTAATATGTTACTAGAAAAACAAGCTCAATACTCACCTGATCCTGAAATTATTACAGTTGAAGAGTGGTTATTGATGCAAGATATCCCATTCAAGGATATGATATTTAAACGTATGGGTATTCAAAGAAATACTCACATTACTGAGCAAGTTGCTCAAACGCTTGAAATGTTTGCTACTCTAGTTGATGGTGGAGTTAATCCAGATGTTGCTATTGAACAAGTAGCTAACCAACTTCAAGCACAACAACAACCGACTACGTTGGGTAATACTGCTACAGCAGCGGATATTGGAGGCTTAGTAGGTGGATCACCACAAGCAGCACAAGCAGGTGTTAATGGCCAAACGTCTGACTTTGCAGCAGAAATGCCTATGTAGATAGAAAGGAAAGGAAAGGAGGTAAATGATATGGCAGAAAATAAAGTAACTAAATTCGACGGTGTATACGGCCCAGATATGAATACTGAATTATATCTTTTAGCTGAAGAAGAAATCACTGAAGAACAATATAATGCTATTAAAGATGCTTATGGTGTTACTGGTCCAGACTTCCAAATCGTTATAAGAGGTGAAAAGTATTTCATCAAAGGTGATAACGACATTGAAGTAATCAAGGAAACAGTTAATGACCTAATCATTGATAAAGGTGGCGAAGCCGTATTCACTGATGATTCAGCTGAATCAGGTGGCGGTACAGAATAATTTAAGAAAGGAGGAAGTTTATGATTAAATTAGCTTTTAACAAAGCAAAGCCTAATTTAGTTTATGCTATCGATGGTACTATACGTGAGCCAATTAATGGTGGAATTGTAGAATACTATATCGGTACATTGAAGGATACTTCTACCGTTCCAGATACTGAGACTACTAATTATAAAGTGCAAGTTATGGCATTTGAACAAAAGTGGTCTGAGGTTCCTGTTGATGTTTCTGGAACAGGCAACGTTAACAATCAATCTAAAACTGTAGATCCTGCTATCACTAAGTCCACGATCAAACCCGATACAGGTTATACAGGTTTAGACAAAGTAACTGTTAACGCTGTTACTGCTGCAATCGATTCAAACATCTCAGCAGGTAATATCAAATCAGGTGTAACCATCCTTGGTGTAAATGGTGCAGTTACTGAATTAGTTGGAGAAACTGCACAAGTTACTCCAACGACTAGTGCACAAACTGTTACACCAATTACAGGTAATGGGCTTACATCTGTCGAGGTATCTGCTGTTACTTCTTCAATAGATGCTAATATTGTTGCTGGAAACATTAAATCTGGTGTAACTATTCTAGGTGTTGCAGGTTCTTATACTGGTAGCACACTACCAGCTGATGAAATTGGTGTTTATTTAAACATAAATTCATCATCAACCGAAGAAATAGATTTGTTACAAGCCATAGATTATACTGTTGTTGAAGGCGTTTTTGGTCTTCAAAGTACAATAGATCCAATACCTGTTGTATTTATAGGCACAAACTTAACTGTTGTAAGTCACATAGAAATGACGAGCGAAACTACTTGCATAATTACAACTGACCTTAGCTCTTACACAGGAGAAATTGAAACAGACCCTGACACTGGTGATAATTCGTGGGTTGTAATAGAGGTGGTATAGTATGGCATGTAGACGCGGCGGCAAAAAGAAATAATATCCGTAAACTTGTAAAGTCAATACATTATATGTATTGACTTTTTTTGTTATCCCCAATATAATTTAGTTAGATAGGCGTAAGCTTCCGTCGGCTTAATGACGTGTTGCTTATCTACCTCTGTGAACTCGGCGATCACAAAGATAAGGAGGATACTAAATGCCAGAAGATTATCAAGCTATTCTGTCAGATTTAGGTGTTGATACAAGTAGTAATCCTGCTACACCTGCTGCACCAGTCACTCCAGAAGGTGGCACAGCAGACAATACACCAAGTCAAGCAGACAACACTGCTGGAACTAATCCAGAGGACAGTGCCCCTGCTTCTGCAACTGCAGACAATGCAGATGCTACGGCTGCTAATCCAACGGACGAAGGTCAAGACAGTGACGATCAACGTAGACGAAACGAAGCATTCGCTACAATGCGTTCCGAAAATACTAAATATAAAAAGTTTATCGGACAAATTATGAAGGGTGCTAATTTCCAAGGAACTGAGGAAGACTTTATGGCTGCACTTGAAGATGCGTCATACAGACGTCAGGCTCAGCAACAAGGGAATCAGGTAAGCCCAGAACTTCTAAAACGCATGGACGCTTTAGAAAATCAAAATAACGTGTTGCTTGAAGAACGTAATCGAGAAATGTTTACTGCAAATCTCAAGAATCTTCAAGATCATTTCAAACTATCGGATGCTGAATTAAAAGAGTTTGTTAACTTTGCTGTTAGAGAAAAGATTGATCTAACAATACCAGGTACAAACTTTATAACACTTTACCAAGGATTGTTCTTTGACAAGCTTAATAAAAAGATGATCGAAGACGCAAGACAAGAGTGGATAACTCAAAATGGTAAAGCTGATAATGCAGCAAATCCAGATGGTAAGTCGGGTAAAAAAGACCCAACACCAAACAATGTAAATACTATGGCAGAGTTCAATTCGCTATTACAAACCTTACCTATTAACCAAAATAATAAAAATTAAGGAATATGATAGGAGGTAGATATTATGTTAAATGCCCTAAATCCAGTTGCAAACATAAATTCGTTTATCGAATATTTCCGTAATCACGGATATTCAATCCGTCCAGAATTGTTTTATGATAAACAATTACTAGACACAATCCGTTTAGATGAAAGCCACTTTGTATTCTACAGATTGGCTAATACTACACCAATTCAAGGTAATGCTGAAAAATTACAAATCCGTAGATGGGCTCCACTACAAGCTCATACTACACCTTTAGCTGAAGGTGTTCCACCATTCTCAGATAAAGGCTCAATGGAAAGTTATGAAATCGGAACATTCTCATATGGTCGTTATATGGAATTTACTGATAGAGTTGATTTCGAAACTATCGATCCAGTAATTGCTCACTATACTCAAGAGTATGCAATCGTAGCTATGGAAACATTAGACTTACTTGCACGTGAAGCACTTACTACAGTAGCTCAAGCTGCTTATGCAAACATGAGAGCTGACTTCTCTGAACTAGAAATTGGCGACGTTCCTTCATTAAATGACCTAAGAGTTATTGCATTATCAATGAAGAAACAATTAGTTAAACCTAGAAATGGAAACAGATACCATGTAATTGGTACTCCTGATTTCTTCTTCGATATGATTAGTGATCCACTAGTAGAAAAATATATGACTATTAATCAAACTACTAAAGGATTCTATGATGACATGGGACCTATTCCTCCAATGTTTGGATTAGAGTTCTATGAAACAATGCATATCGATGACAGTGGTGAATACACTAATGCTACAGATACATATCTTCGTACATATGCTTCTGACGGTGCTGGTGGATATACTTACACTGATCTAGATGCAACTACTTATAGAGTTGCTGCTGACGACAATTACGTTAGAGATTCTAGAACTGGTATGAAAGCTTCTTATATTCCTAACAGAACTGTATGGAATATTCCAGCTGATACATACGAATTAAAAGTACATAGAATCTTCGTACTTGGTGCAGACTGTTTAACTAGAACAGAAATTGCTGGTCAAGGTAACGCTAAAATGTACGTTAAACCTTTAGGATCTGCTGGTGTACTAGACCCTATTGATCAAAGACAATCTATCGGATTTAAAATCAACAGTGTTGGATTCGGTTCAACTAGAACTGAAGCAGTGGTATGCTACTATTGTGTACCATCTCAAGCTAATTTAGTTTAGACATACTAAAATAAATCAGATAGGAGGGATATGTAATGGCAACAAAAGCAAATAATACTAATTTAGATGCTGCTTTAGAAGAAGCAAATAAAGATCTTGGAAACTCTGCACCTGTTGTAGAGGAACCTAAAGGATCTGTTGAAGCTGTTTCTTTACAAAAGTATAATCAATTAGAATTAAAAAGAAAGAAACTTGTTAGCGTATATAGTGAGGAAGAGAAAGTACCTGTTACTATATCTCCTTTCTACGCACCTTACTTAGGTAGAGTTGTGCGTGAATCCGTTAACGGGATCTTTGTTGATGTACCTGCAGATGGTAAAACTTATAAAATAAATAAGACCCATGCAGGACATATTATTGCTAAAATCAAGAGAATTGATGCCATGCTTGAACACCAAAAGCGTATGGGAGATACTGCAAACAATCTCGAATATGCTCCAGGTGAATTACATTTATAACAAGGGTGGGGAGTTTTTACTCCCCGCTTTTTAATTTTATAAAACAAAGGAGGTATTTATGGAAATTAAAAAGATTGTTGACTACGTTAATCGTGGTTACGTCGCTTCAGAATATTTAAGAGCTCCTGAAATTTATTATTATATGGATGCAGTTATAGACGATATCAATGATAGACTACAAGCTAAGTTCCCAACTATTTCTGATTGGGAAGACTTTGTTGATCATTGGAACGAGTTTGTAACTAAAGGTAGACCTCTTCCAGATACAGATGAAAGAGCGTATCCTGTGTTCAGAGGACCAGATAATCAAGCTTTATTCTTACGTGATAAGACTAAATATGATGCATTCCCAGACAGGTATATAAGAAGTGTACTTGCTCTAGGTGTTGCTGTTAAGTTTTATACGAGAGATGAAGAAGGTGAACAAATCGCTCTTGATTATCAAAACCGTTATGAAATGGCTTTATTCAAAATGACTAGAGACTATCATAATCAAGTCCCTTGGTATTTCCAAAATAATGAAGGCGGATTCATTGACTTTACTTATGTACACGAACTAGGTCCTCATGACTTACATCCGAGAGGAGTTGTGCTACGTGGCAAAAACACAAAGATACTATAGACTAGGTCAACGTAATCCACGTTATACAACTAAACTTAATCCATTCTCAAGTGGAATGTATTTAACTAATCAAGTACTTCCTGAAGGGTACGCTAAGTATATGGTTAACTATGACATTGATGATACAGGCAGCCATATAAAACCAAAACGTGGACGTCGTGTTAAACAAGATATTGACTTTGGTCCAAATAATAAATTAGGTCCTGTAACATTAACGGACTATTTGTATTTATATAATTCAGATAAAACCGAGATTATAGATGTAGTAGATACAGTATTATCATATGGCTTCTTAATAAGACCAACTGATTACCCAGTAAACAGCACTAGTACAGACGCAAGATATGCAAACTCTTTAATAAGTGTATATGATACTAATTCCTACATATATAATCCAGATACTGATCGTTATGAATTAGATCCAAGTGTTCCTGGTGAAATAGTAAGAACAGAGTACAATGGATTCTGGGGGCTTGTTTATAATAAAGAACAAGAATCCTTTGATACAATAGCTCTTACAGGTGTTGGTTCATTTGGTGCTAGAACTATTCTTAATGCTTATGCTTTTAACAAACCCTTTGTTAGACCTATATCTAGACCTATTGGTACTATTCTAACAAATGAGTTAATAACATTTTCTAATAGCGCACCAATAACGTATTATAACTACGTAAATACAACTGAACGTAACACAATCACAGGTCTAGAAGATCAGTTACAATTAACTAAGCTACAGCTATATAAAGACACGGGGCGTTATTTCTTAGGTGCACAAACTCTAGAACCTTTAAGTCTTAATCCTGTTAGAGCTGGTAATAATGGTTTTAATATCCTACACCCTACGCCTTATTCTTTTGAAGACACGTTAGGTGGTTCTTTAGCAGGTTTAGGTATCTTACCATATAAAACCCAAAATAATACAGACCCTGCGCTTAGTATGAAACTAGGTGAAACTTATTATTTTAGAGCTTATTATCAATACCCAACTGCTTCTGAAACAATTAAATATAAAGTAGAAATATTAGATTTAGGTAATACCTTATCTACATGGGAAGTGCTAACAGATTTTACAGAGTCCTTTAGTGCAGGTACTGCGTTTTATTATGCATACGCACCAAGATATAATAACTCAGTTATTAGGATTACATTACGTCGTGGTGATGATACCAGCACAGACTATGCTAACTCTTACACAATCCATTGTGTTGAAGATGAAATTGAAGCGGTATCATTTAATCTAGCATCTTGCAAAGGTATGGTCACATGGCAAAACTGTATAGGCGTGTATGGTATAGACCGTGACAAAAATACTTTATTCTTTTCAGATACAGATACGCCAAACTATTTTCCATTTCCTAATAACGTTATTAGTTTTGATAATGAAATACTTGCAGTACATAATTACTTAGACAATCTTATTGTTATTACAGTAGATAGCGTGTGGATTGTATCACCAAATACAACTATCCAAACATCAATACAAAAAAGATTATTAGCTAATCTACACATATCTGAGATAGACGCAATTAATTTAGTTGTTCTTAAAGATCAAATATTCTTTAAGACAAATACTGATTTCTATGTGCTTAAACCAAACATGTACACATCTGATTCAACAGATCTTAAGAACTATACTAATTCAACAGCAATAGCTAATTTTACTGCAAACTTTCAAGAAGAGACTGTTAAATTATTAAACGAGGTTTATAAACCTTTGTGGCAAGAAGAAACAATTATCAGACGTAAACAAGTACGATTCACAGACTTTAATGTTTATGACCTACATAGTACTGTTAAAGATAGTGAAGTACATTACGTCTATACTATCCAACCATTGTTAAGTGATGGAACAGATACTTTTGCTTTTGGTTATGTTAATCTAGACCTTGTATATAATACAGTTGCTAGAACATGGAGAATATATTTAACACCAGTTGGTGACGACTTAAATACTTACAATCCTGTAGTTTATAAAAATAAACAATCAGGTACTTGGTATGAGTTCTTTGTTCATCGTACTGAAAAAGAAGATCCAGAAGAGCTACACCGTCAACGCTGGGTAACTATTACTGCACAAACCTATGACTTAGTTGATTGTAATATTCCGCCTGCTACAAATAAATATGCATGGACGCTATCTGATTACTATAATAATTATTCATATTTAGATACTGGTAATATTCCAATCGAAGATGCAATTACTAAACGCTTTAGAGAAGTACAGTTTAATATCGTAAACCTAGAGAAAACAAAAATAAAATTTCATACTGATTTTAAATTAGATGGATTAGAACAAGTCGCTGCTACAAATTATTTAGTACAGCATATAACTGACTCTAATGATCCAGATTACGGATTAATATACGTAACACCAATCGAACAAAACAATATGTCTGTTAATGGGCTTACTATTCTAGCAGACACAGCCACAGAAGAAGACTACTGGACTTTAGACATGTCTAAGTTCCCAGACTTACACATGGCCACTGTTCGTTTTGAACTACGTGGTAGAGGTAGACGTGGTTCATTGCAGTTACTAAGCACATCCTTAGAACGTTATGAACTAGCTAACTTAACCTGGGTATACCGCACAATGAGTGCGAGATAGGAGGTATTATGAGAGATTTTATTACAGAAATAATTAGAGAAGGTTTAATTTATACTCCCGAATTTATAAGAAAAAGTTCTGATAAAGCATATGGGGACGTAGTTACACATGAAGATTATAATGAACTTGTTAATCTGAATACAGAACAAGGTGATTATAATACTGAAGTGTTACGTGTCTTGTTTACTGAAACAGATGACACTAAAGTTTATCACATACCTTATATGGATAACTTATTACAAACAGAACTAGAAAAAGTGTATGATGACAAAGATGAAATACTAGATCATATATCTGAGCTTGATGAACATGTTACATTACAGGATGATGCTATTGCTACAGTACAAGAAGAAGTAAATACTGTAACAACTAAAATGGATAATTTTGAATCTGGTGCTACAGCAATTCCACACGCTACTAGAGCTGATATGATTTCAGGTATAGCAAGTGCTGGACCATTTGCGTATTACGGTACTAATAAAGATGAAGTTATTGGGTTCCACAGACTACCACCTATGATATATGCAGATGATGTGAGCATAGGTGAGATGGATATTTCTCCAATTACAATAGTTCCAAGGGCTAACACAGTAAATGAAGCAATGCTTACAGAAGCTGTTAGAACTAAACTTAATCGTCAAGATGGTGTTACAGACTATGATTACTTAGATCATAGACCTCTTATAAATCACGTATTATTAACTGGTGATCGTTCTTTATTAGAACTTGGCATTCAACCAGCAGGAAACTATTTAACGGAAGTTCCTAATACTTACTCCACTACAAGTGAAGTAGAAACTATGATTAATAACGCTATTAGTGCTGCAGATATTTTAACAGCTACGTCTGCTGCAAGTACTTATGCTACAATAACAAATCTAAATAATGTATCAACTACAGCCAATGCTGCAGATTCTAGATCTACTACAAATGCAGGTAATATTAGCACAATTCAAACGACTTACACAAGAGTAGGTATAAATGCAGCACCAAGTAATCCACATAATGGAGACTTATATATTACAGTTTAGGTGGTATTATGGGAAGATATGACAGAATAAAAGTCTATCATAATGGACAATGGAAAACCCCAACTGAAATAAAAGTACGCAGTGGTGGAGCTTGGGTATCTTTAGGTACACAGGATGGGGAGAATCAAACTACAGCAGGAGGTGGCGTAAGACACTTATACAGATACACTAAAGCACGTATAACAAAAGAAAAACGTGGAACTTGGATTGACTTGCCACCATATAATACAGGCCAAGCTCAAATAAACAATACACGTACAGAAAATGGGCGTACTGTTTATAACTATCAGTGGATGCCATTAGACAACTACAGTAATTACTATGGACATTCTTTTGAATGTACAGCTTTAAAAGCTGATTCTTATGACCGTTTACTATTTTTAATAGGGTCTACAACAACTGGTGGAAGCTTATCAAATTTAATACCTGATGCACAAAACCCGCAACTAATAAAAATAGTATGGCACGCTAGTGGTCAAATATCAGTACGTATAAATGACGATGCTGAGACAGTGACTTTATACACAGCTGCCGAAAGTCCTTTGTCTAATAATACATGGTATCGTATAAAAGTAGCAACAGAGTATCTTAGTCGCTATGGTTATAGACTGCGTATTACAGTTATAAACGACGATACTGGGGTTACTTTATTAAATCAATACTGGGATCTAGGTCCCTTATCTTGGGCTGGTAACAATAAAACTCACGCAATAGGAGACACTAATATACAATTTAAAAATACATTACGCATCATATGCTGTTCTTATATTAGTAACACAGATACTGATGTTCAAAAAGATATGAGTTCTAATCAAAGTATATATGGTTTTCAATATGCTATGCCAAGCTATTACCATATAGATTGGGTATAAAGGAAGGAGGAGATTAGATGAGTAAAGTTCCTATAAAAGTATTACTAGATGAGACAATGACTCCGTTTATGCCATTCATTACAACCTCTGCTGTACAGTTACAAGACGGAGAACACTCTTTAGAAGATTTAGAAACAGCTGTAGCAAATTCTATAATAACTGGAAGTTATGATAGTCTAAATAAAAAGATTATATTAACTGCACAAAATGGACATACGGTAGAGTTTTCTATAGCTGACATAATATATGGCTTACAAAATGAAATAACTCAAAACAATAAATTATCAAGTGATCTAGTAGATGATTCCAATTACACTAATAAATTTGTATCAGCAAGTGATAAAACAACATGGAATGAAAAACAAGATGCACTAGTAAGTGGTACAAATATCAAAACAATTAATAATCAAAGTATCTTAGGTAGTGGTAATATTTCAATAAGCGGGGGTGGAGGTGGCAGTGTCGATATTGATGGTTCTTCTATAACTAAAAACAGTGATGACGAAATACAAACTGTTGGAATCATTGATAATAATAGTGGAAACACTAATAAAATATGGACAGGAACCCTACAACAATATAACGCAATACAAAATAAAGATGCTAACACACTCTATTACATAACTGATGATGATGCTACAAGCACATTAAGATCTAAAGTAGAAGTAATAACAAGTAGTGATACAAGTTATACTATTGCTAATTTAACAGCTAACAAATCCTATAAGCTAGGCACACTTACAGCATTAACAATAACTGCTTGTGAAACATTTGATGAAGAAAGTGTTATTTACTTTGGCAGTGGTACAACAGCAACAGTATTAAGTTTACCAAATGATGTAGTAACAATAGGTGATGAAGTTGAAGCAAATAAGGCTTACATCATGTCAATATTAAACAAAATAGCAGTAATAAAAAGCTATGAGGGTGAATAATGAGTGTTTTTAGAAATTTAATAAGTGTGTCAAATACAATGCCCTCAGGTTATATACTCGTTAAGTGTTTAAAAATTACTGATCCAGCTGGGTCTTATATTGACCTAGTAAGACCTGTAACCTGGGGTGATAAAATAGTAATGGATCTGCAACCTGTGTTGTATAGTACTAACTGGACAACGCTTGTTTGTGGGACTATTTGGCAAAACCAATATAGGTATTACTATAATAGTGAAGGTACTGCTCCAAGGGCCAGTGTTGGTGTAGTTATGTCAAACGGAACATCAGGAAGTACAGCAAACACAACAGGATTAGATCAACAAAGAAGAACGTTTACTATGGTTCATAGAACTAATCAGGTTTCTATTTCAGTTTCTGGAATACCAACATTAAATTATTCAAGAACTCCAACAAGTACTGTTAAAGACGGAGGCTACTGGAGGTTATATTCTACTGCATTAAACAACGATAGATATAGAGGCAAAATATTTAGTACACAAGTTTATGATATAAATGATAACTTAATAATAGATTTATATCCGTGCTTGCGTAAGTTTGATAATGTTGCAGGAATGTATGATAAAATAAATGGTGTATTCTATACAAGTTTAGCAGTACCATTTGAATATGAGACATTATAAAGGAGGCGATATATAATGAGTTTAAGAAAAGGTAATACATTAATAAGTGGTGTAGGTGTAGATGGGGTTAGTCCAAGAGCAAGTGTTAGTAAATCTGGTAGTGTATCTACACTAACAGTTACAGATGTAAATGGTACATCATCAACAGAGATCTTAGACGGCGGACAAATAATTCAATACCCAGTAATGCCAACCGCCAGTAGTGAAAATGTAGGGGCTATAGTGCAATATACTGGAACAACAGACAGTACTTATACAAATGGATATTTTTACAAGTGTGTAAGTGGTGGGCAAGCAATACCTACATATAGCTGGGAAACAATAAGTGTACAACAAACGATAGCTCAATTTAATATAGTTGAAGGTTGCTACACGTTATTTAATTCAGATGATATTAGTACTTCGGGTTCTTTATGGAAACCAATTTTACAAGATCTATATGACAACAAAAAACCATTTCCAGTAATAAGTATAAGTCCTCAATTAAATAGTACGGGGCTTGTATATCCTACAAACCACGCATTTAATTTGTTACAAAAACCAACACAATTTACATTAGATTATTTTATGTTGGCCACAAACAGTTATACTGTTAAAAGATATCGATTTGATCTAACCTGGGCTGGAGATACGATAACATATGTATCTATTACAAATACAATTTCAAACACTTATAATTTTTTAAATTTATACAACACTTCGTATTATATGCCCACAGCACCTTACAATCCAGCAACTAAACAATATGTAGATTCACGAGCTTTTACTCCATCACAAATACCTGATTATGCTACGAATAGAATACAGGTACTACAAAATGTTGGTGGCGTTGTTATGTGGACTAGTACTGATAATGTACGCGTATATGTAGATGGGGCGTCTACTGTACTTAATGCGACGCAAACTTTTGCACAACAAGGCTATAATGCTATATATAGTCAAGATTCTTATGATCCTACTACTGAAAGTCCTTCTACTTATAGCGTGTTAAATACAACCCCGATAATGTCAACAGATTATTATACAACTTGTGATCCTATGTCAACTGGGGTAGAAGTCAACATCGACGGTGTTCCAGTAGAACTTGACCCAAATCAAACGTATTCAGAACAAGGTTATGACCCTGTGTATTCACAAGATTGGTGCGCTTGGGATGAAGATCCATCATCTTATGAAATATCTGACAGTTACCCTTATGCAGGAGCTGATGCATATACATATTGTGATCAAGAAGAGCAACCACCTATTTACATAGATGATGTAGAAACAGCTCTAGATATAACACAAACATTTGCTCAACAAGGTTATAGTGTTATATATGATCAAATGGACTATGACCCAAATTATGAGACTCAAGCAGACCACAATGTAACGAACGATTACCCAGATCCAAATTGGGGCTATTATTATACAACTTGTGACCCAATGCCTCAAGACTAATAACTTAAACACAATCGAGGTTAATATGGAAATTATGCTAAACTTTGTTGCTACTATTATAGTTGCTATTATTAGTTTAGTTGGCGTTCTTATTCAAACAAAGTCTAAAGAAAGACAAGACAACATTGTAACCAAGTTAGAACAAATTCGTATGGAAAGTAAACAAGGGGACAAGGCTATTGAGAACAAGCTCGACAAAAACCAAATAGCAACTTTAAAAATGTGGTTAGTAACGGAACTAACTAAAATAAGAGATGAGCTTTACACACCTAATGAAGAACAAAAAGCTTTAATACATGAAGCAAAAAGGACATATAATGACCTCGGAGGAGACAGTTATGTAGACACAATGTTTGATGACTGCATCCACCGAGGGTTGTTATAACCCGTATAACAATGTTATAATTTATATAAAGGAGGATAATTATGGATATTGAAATTTTAAAAGAATTTATAAAACCAGAACTACTAATCTTAATTCCTGTACTGTATATTGTGGGTGTAGGTATTAAGAAAAGTAATATTAAAAATAATTTAATACCAGCATTACTTGGTCTTATAAGTATATTCCTTACATCCTTGTATGTGTATGCTACAACAGATGTTAATAATTCTAAAGATGTATTCTTATCCATCTTTGTTGTCTTAACACAAGGCATCTTATTAGCAGCTGCTAGTGTATATGTAAATCAAATCTTTAAACAAGCAAGAAAGGAGAATTGAAATATGATGAAACTTCAAGACTTTTTAAACACACTTGAACACGTTTATGCAGAACCTAGTAAATACCAAACAGGTGGCTGGGGTAAGTGGGACGGCTCTAAGTGGGGCTGGGACTGTGTCTGCATGGTCAAGGGAGTGCTTTGGGGGTGGACTGGCGACACTTCACAACCTAAAGGCGGTGGAGCAGTCTATGCTTCCAATGGTGTTCCAGATATAGGTACTGAACAAATGATAGATGTTTGTAATAATGTATCTACAGATTTTAGTACACTTGATGTCGGTGAACTAGTTTGGTTACAAGGTCACGTTGGCGTATGTCTTAAAGCACCAACTGCAAATGAACTAGGTACTATCATAGAAGCTACGGTTGGTTGGAACACAAACAAAGTAATCAAATCACAAATAAGTATTAAAGGTGAAAGAACTTATAATGGCAAAGGTGGTAGTACTCCTTGGAAAAAACACGGATACTTACCATACGTAGATTATACACAACCTACACCTGAGCCAACACCTGAACCTACGCCAGAACCTACGCCTGAATTTCAAGTAGGAGACAAAGTTGTACCTATTGAATTAGTTAATTACAAAGGTGTTAAACTTAAACAATATGATGATTGGTATATTATCATGCAAATAGATAAAAGAGGTGCAGTGCTTGGTGCACCAAGAAAAGGGAAACTAGTTGCGTGGGCTGTATTAGCCTTAGATAATATCAAAAAAGTAGAGGTGTAGTGTATGAACGGCTACAGAGGTTTGCCTGCTAATATTAATGATGTTAATATTAATCATTTTGATTATGGTACTAAAAACTTAACATACACACCAATCAATGCAATAACTAAAAATAACGCATCTACTAGAATTTATCTCGGTAGTGATGGTAATTATTATACAAAAGATGGTAATAGTTACAATAAAATAGCTAATAAAACATTGACTACAGATTACAAACTAGCTACACCTATTACTTATAAAATAGGTGATAAATCTTATAGTGTTTATAAAGATACCAATAATGATTATTACTATTTAGATGGTGCTAATTTAACTAAAGTGGATAACGAAATTGATTTAAGAGCAATGAAAAATGCTAAAGCAAACGCATCTACTTTAGTTACTAATAATTCTAGTCAAGCTAAACCAACAAACAAAAACACCAACACCAACCTAGATATAGATAATTCAACAAAAACAATTAATGTCGGTGGCGGAGGCGATCCGTATAAAGATTTGTATGATGCATTAAAAGAAGATTTTGATGCAAAAAATAAAAGACTAGATGAAGTTGAAGCACAACTTGCAGAATTAACTAGACCTAAAACAGCTAGAGAAATAGCAGAAGAATTAGCTATTGATTATGATGAACAAAATCTTTTAAACATGTATAATGAAGATACTAATACGTTCTATGATGACATGATTAAAGCTCAAAATGAAACGCGTGATCAATATCTTCGTAATAATTCGCAATACGTAAATCAATTAACTAGAGATTACTTAGACTCTTATAAATACGCAGCACCAACAGCTGTTGGTAAAGCAGCTAAAGCTGCAAATGTACTTGCGTCTAACCTATATGCTTCACAAGATAACTCAGCTAATGACACAGGAATGCTTCAAAGTGTTAATGCACTTGAAGAAGCTCGTAAAGCAGAACTTGCTATGAACCCATATACTGCTAAAGACTACTATACCCAAATGGGAACAGCACTTGCTAATGCTAGTGCTACTAGAAACTATGCAGACGTGCTACAATACCAAAATAAAAGTAATGCACTTGCACAAATTGATGCAGCTAATAGAGCAGCTAATGTGTATAATGCACAAGCAGCAGCTACTAAATATTCTGGATTAGCTGGAGCCCAAGGTACTACAGCAAGTGGAGCAGGTACTGATTCTTATCTACGTCAATTATACAATCTTTACTATAACACCAATGGTGGTGATAAAGTTAAAACAGCTAATGCTTTATATAGCACCCTAATGGGAAGTGGTACTAAATGACAACATTAGCTTTTATTGGTCTCTTAGCTGCAACAGGTGCAGTAACTACGTATAATGTTGGTAATATTGCTCGAAAAGGCGTTATGACTAATACTAAAGACAGCTTTAATCAAATGCAAACTGCGTTTAAAAATAACGGATTAGACGGAGTAACATTCGAACAATTAATTTCAGAAGCATACAACCAAGGTTATATCACTAAAGATCAATATAAAAAATATAAACCAATCGCTACTGATGCTGCTAATATAGTAGATTATTATAAAGATCAAGCAAGCCATGACAATGCTTGGGACTTTATAACAGACTATACAAGTAATGTAGCTGGTACATTTTCTAAAAAATATGGTAAAACGGGACAAGAATTCTATAATTTAATGACAGAACTTGCACCTAGGTTTATTAAAGAACGTACTAATGGTAATATTACAGGTGAATCTATAGCAAATGCAATGTTATCAGGTACGCCTAATTATACAGTTACTGCTCCTAACTATTTAGATCTTCCTGATTTACCAGAACTAAGAGATGTTGACCCAGTTAAAAGATGGACAGGACCTGAACTAGCAGAGTTCCATGAGATTCCTTATGATATTGCGGAATTCTATGATGCATTAAAACAAGGTAATGAAGCTGCAGTAGACTACGCCAGATATCAAAATGCACAAGCAAATGAAGCTTCAATGTTTGGAGATACGGAAAATCATGCTAATTATTTAGACAATATTAGAAACACTAGAGCAGATGCTATTGCAAACGGTGCAACGCTCGGTGCAAAATATGCTAATGAGTTACTCGCTAACAAAGAAGCAATATCTAATTATGCTGATACACAACAAGACGTAGCAAATCAAGCAATGTCTGTACTTGAAAGTCCAATCAATGCTGATGCTAGAACAATGACAAGTACTCGTGAGTACTTTGATAAACTTGCACTTAATATTGAAGACGTTATCAATCAATTATATTACAACGATACAGTTCGCTTTGGACAAGACTGGCTTAATAATGCCACTAGATATAGAGCAGGTATTGATGAGTATGGTAATATACTAAATGCTAATGCTAATATGTACGCAAGTTACGTACAAAACAAAGCAGCAGCTGATGCAGCTAATGCTAGAAACAGAGCTCAAGCAAATGATTATGCATTCTTATTTGATAATGTGTTAATGCCTAGAAATAACTATAATGTTAATTCCGCTTATTATGATATGGTAGATTACCTTACAAAAAATCAAACAGGCTATAATGCATATAACAATCTTATTAGTAACACATATAATCAAAAATAATTGAAAGGAGGAACTAATGGCAAATAAAGTATATGTTCCTCCTGTTTCGTTTGAAGCAGGAGTTCAAGACCTAAATATTTCAGTTCCTAAAATAAAAGTACCAGCTGCTGGTCCAAATGCTTTACAGGTTCCTACTGTAACTAATACTTATCATATCAAACGTAAGAACTTATATGAACAAGCTAATAGTAGACCGTTACATCCAACTGATCTTGGAGATATTATTTTAGGTAATCCTATTTCTGGTACAAAACAATTACAAAATATCTTAAAAGATAATAGCTTAGATGAATTAGTATATGTGCCGTTACTCAATCGTATTGTTGGTACTTATTTAACTGTCAAAGAACGTGTATTTGAACCAATGATTCAAGGCGATACAAAAACGCTCACTGTTAATTTTTTAGAAACAATGGGAAATACTGCAGATACTTTATCTAATGTTGTTAAATCATTAATACCTGTTGCTGGTGGTGGTACGCTAGATGACTTACAAGCATCGTTAGGTTTACTTGAAGGAGAATACCGTAAACAATATAGGTGGAACACAAGTCATCCGCTTGTAAATTTTGTTGGAGAAGTATTATCAGATCCAATAAACTGGGTACAGCTGACTCTTAAAGCTCCTGCAAAAGCTGCATCTAAACAGGTAGTTGAACAACTAACAGATACATATGCTAAGCTTTGGGGGAGGGAAGTTGTTGATAAACTACCACAACGTGTGATAGATGAATACGTGCAAAAGTATGGAACTAAAGCATTGCTTTATGAAAACATTGAAAAGCTGACAGCACAGCTAAAAGCTGAATTAGATCTCGCTATTGTAGATGATCTTGCTAAAGCACAATTATCTAATCTAGCTGATGCTAAAGTATTAAACAGAGCAATCAGAAATTATAGAGAAGCATTAGCACTTGAAATAAAACCAGATGACATCGTAACTAATCTAGAAGTTATAAAAAATGCAGATGCTTGGAAGAGTTATATTGCTGTACGTGGTCCGTTAGAATTTGCTAATACTATAGACACTATCTTTCTAAAAGCTGGACTAGCGTTAGGTACAGGTGGCATAAGTGTTGCGTTTGAATACGGTTTAATCCCACTTTATAAAGCAATACACAGTCAAGCTGTTGAAAGTTTAAAACAAATTGATATACAAACATTATTAAATAATCCTAGTGGTACTTTAACTAAATTAGATAAAGTTTATTATCGGAAACTAAAAGCAGCGCATAGTGATATACATACAATCGTGTCACGCGTACTAAAAAAGTATGATGTAGATACTAGAACCCTTCTAAACAAATGGCGTGAATACTATGCAAAGTTACCAGTATCTATTGCTAATAAAAGAGAAATTACCAACGGTTTATTCTTAAAATATTTAACAAGCAAAATACCACAACTACAAGGAATACTTGAAAATGTAAGTCCTGATTTTGTATTATTCACAGATGAATTACTAGGAGATATTACGGTCAATATGGCACAATCTTATGTATCTGACATTATAATGATAGCCAATGATTCTGCAAAAATAATTGAAGAAGTTTTAGAACTAAATAAAAAAGTAGCAAGTACAGAAGCTAAGTTACTATTTAATGAAGAAGATATAATCAGCACTATTCAAGATCGTTTAGGTAATCTTATAAAAGAAGCACCAGTATCAGAAGCTACAACAGAAGCATTTAAGAATTATCAAGTAGTTGCAGTACAAGCAACAAAGCACTTAATTGATGATGACTTACGCGCGCTATTAATAACAAGGTATCAACAACTACTTAAATCACAATTTAAAGACGTAGTTAATCATTTAAACGTATTAAAAAATAATGGACAGATTAAACTATATAATACATACGTTAATAGTTTAACAAAAATTGGTATTACAAAACAAACTATTGAACCTTTAATACAACTACTCGCAGAAGGAAATGCCTCTAATTTTAGTGATCCTGCTATAGTAACAAGAATCATTGAACTGCTTGAATCTAGTAAAACAGGCATTTACACTACTAATAAAGCTATTAGAAAAAATTTAAACTACCTTAAGAACCAAACAACTGTGAAAGAACTTATGTCTAATCTTAGACAAAACGGACAGTATCAAATAATAACTAGTACTACACAAAACACGCAAGATATGTTAGATAAATGGTATGAAAAATCTGAAACCTATATCACAAAAGCAAAAAGTTTAGAACAAGATGTTAAACGCATTAATGAAGCATTTGATAAATTAGATGTACTAATAAACGCAGATGTAATTAATTTAGATTTTATAGATAAGACTTGTGATACTTATGCCGGCTCTAATATATTGGAATCTGATCTATCCTTAACTAATTTATTAGCTAAATTAAAAGAAAAGTTAGCTGTTAAATTAGATGAGACATCTTTCAGTGATGTAGTTAAAGATGCAGAATTATTAAAAAGGCGTATCAGACGCTTACAAGACACGCTTACAAAAGCTCCTAAAAATATAGACCGCGTTACTATTGTTTCTGCATCCAGTCAACTAAAAACATTTGAAGGTGTTATTGACGAAATACTAAATAAAAAAGTTATAACAACATTTAAAGAACTTGCTGCAATAGAAGATGAAGCGCTTTATACATTTAAAATATCTAGTTCTAAAGCATTTGAAATGGTATATAGCGCAATACTTAGTACTGCTAATCTAGATATTAAAGGTAATTTAGTATCTGATTTATTAAACACAGATAAAACTTTACGTAAAAGATATGACCACATAATTGGGACACTATTAAAATCAAACGACCCTACTTTAATGCAAGCTGCTAGAAACATAAATGAATTTATCGGACTTTTAGACTCATCTAATGCAATTATGGGAGCAATGGGAGAAGCTAAAAATATGTTCTCTACACTTAGATTATCTAAGAAAATACAAGATTCAGCAGCTTCTTTATTCTATGATATCATTTATAAGTATAAAGATCTTACATTAATAGGACTTAAAGACACAGATATTGATATACTCACAAACATGTTTGTAGAAAAGTTTGACAAAATGTGGAATACAGTATTAAAAGAAAAATATTTAAAACTAGGTATGGAGTATTTTCCAAGTATAGTTAATGAAGAATTCAGATCAGAAGTACGTCAACTATTTGATAACTTCGTTACAAATAAACGTGCACTATTTGAATTCACAGGTACTGCTGGTACTCTAGGTGCATCTTTAGCTTATGTACCACAGGTATTTAAAACTTCGTTTGATGATCATAATGTATTAGATTTAACAAATGCTATTGGCGATTATTTTGGAGACGTTGTATTAGCAATGCAAGACAATAAAATACCAATGGATGTAGGTACTGAAACATTAAACTTAATTACTAATATAACTGGGCACCACAAACTAGATGATATAACAGAAATTAAAGAAGCACGTAGTGCAATACTACGTACTATTCAAGACGGCAAAGTAATAAACATGAGTCTTGATCCAAACAATTCTAATCTTCTTGAACTTGTAGATACTGAAAACTCTATAGCTTATGCTATCTCAGATTCATATAAAGCTATTCGAGATATGAACTTATCTTTTAAAGAATATGGTTATACGACAAGAGCTGCATTAGTTGACGAAATGACAAAAGGATACAAAGAAATCCTTGAACTAGAATTAGGACGTGAAATAGCAGAACAAAACATTTCTGTATCTATTGAAAGCTGGATTAATATTAACGGTATGTTAGGTGTTAAAAAAGCCTATGATCATGGTTTTGCTGTTGCACATAAGATCTTACCTAATGAATTTAAAAATCTTAATAGTGCAGCATATAGAATATTCTATGATAACTTTACAACTGCACTTGCAGAAGTACAATCTTATGCAGTTATAAACAAAAACTACATACAATGCATACGGCAAACACTTAATACACTCAATGAGAACCCAGACTTTATATTTCATACAGTGCCTGATTATTTTGATATGTTATCTGATGAAGACATAAGGACATTTGCACTTCTATTAAACTCACCTAAATATTATGGCAAAATACACTCTGAGTTTAAAGAAATGTTAAATGATCTAGTATCAAAACAACCAGACCTAGCACAGCGTGCTGAATACTACGTAAGTATTGAACAACGTTATAAAGACTTAGAATTAATACAATCTGATTTTATGTCTCCAAGTACTGCATATGATGAAGTGTATAACAATGTCGTAGATCCTGACTTTAAAGCAGTACTATACTGCACAGAACAAGACCTACTAAAACCATTCAAAGATCCGACAAGTATGACGCGTCATGCTACGGATATAACTAGATACATTCAACAAGACGTAAAACAATTACGTAACACTATGTTACCTTTAGATAATACACTTAAGCAAAATGTAACAAAGTACACTTCAAACAAGAAAACATTGGAAATGCTGCATCGATTGGGTATGCCTGCAGATGCAACAGTTGGTAACTCTGTGCTACAGCGATTCTTAAAACAAGAGCGTGACGAATATCTTTTAGAATCAATATCACGTTGGAACGCAAAACAACTACGCAGTGCTATTGACGATAACACAGATGGAATCATGCTTATCCTAGATAAAAATGATACGTTCCTTAAAACAATTCTAACTGAGAACAACGCCACATTACCTACAGCTCTTGGTGAACTAGAACTTGATTCTCTTAAAGATGCAGGCTTACGTATCTGGAAAGTTGAAGATGATTTATACTTCATTAGACGTACTGGCTTAAACGCAACACATCATGCGTATGACTACATAGAACCTATGTATACCATACCTAAGCTACAACGTATTGCTACAGATTCTTTAAAAGCAAATCATAATTATATAGATTGGTCTACCATAACATTACCTGATGAAATATTCACGGGAGATATGATAGATAAAGAAGTCTATGAAGCAATCATTAGTTCTCCACAATTCAAAGATATGCTAGGTACAGTTGAAGAACAAAAACTATATCGTAAATTAGATAAATTTGGTAACAGTGCATTCTATACATCTGACACACCTAAGCCTAATATGTTTATCGTCGGAGACAACGATGCGTTCAATGAGGTCACTAGACGTGTTTCTAGCCACCTACAAGACGCAAACATTCTCGGTGCATCTAAATCACCTAGACTATACAATAGCATCGCTAAGGGGCACGTAAGTGCTATTAAGCGGGTTAATAATGAAAACAAATATTTAACCTTATTCTTAAACGACGACTATTTCTTAGGTAATAATGCGTTCACAGATATATTTAAAAATATGTCTGACACAGATATAAAAGAAGTGTTTCACAGAAATAATTGGGAAGCAGTTATAATAAGGGAAAGCAAAGGCAGACCAACTGCATACAAGATTTATGTAGAAACAAGAGCACAACTTAACGAAGCTATCAAAGCAGGTGCTATCTGTGTACCTCATGAAATTTATAGAAATATGGTACTTACATTAAACAAACATAAACTAGATTCTAAGATACTTAATTTCTATAAACAATCATTAGTTAGTTTATACAAAACAATTTATCTAACGTCTCCTGGATTTTTATTACGTAATGGTATCGACTCGCTTATTAATAAAAATGCAGGTGCAACAGACGGTATTAGCAGTATCATAGAAAACTTTGGATATGAAGCGAAAGCAGCAAAGCTATTAAAAGAACACAACGATATCCAAAACAAAATCTTAGAACTTGCAAAGAAAAACAACTACCCCACTATCAACAGATACTACACACAACAAATACTTAAAACATTATCAAAAGAACAACAACAACGCTACATTATCACAGATTTATTTGTTAACTCTCCAGCATCTAGTAGTTTGTCTAAATCATTAGAAGCCGCACTACTTGATTACAATACAAGAAATCTAGATGAATACTTAGAAAATCATTTCCTTTTTCAAAAAGTATGGGACGAAGCTATTAATTCTGAACCTTATATTAAACAAATACGTAGCGTAAATGATTGGATAGAACAAACTGCACGTTATGGATTGTTCTTAAATATAGTTGAAAATGGGGGCGACTATACTGAAGCTGTTAGAAAAGTAATCGGTACACACTTTGACTATGATTTATTTAAAACAGAAACAGGTTGGCTTGAAGATATATTCTGGTTCTCTACATTCCCAATTAACAACTACTTATATTATGTGAACGAAGGACTTACAAAGAATCCAGACTTAATAAAAGCACAACTTGATTTAATGCAAGCGTCTTGGAACACGGGTGATTATACCTGGGACGATATAAAGAAATCAGGATACCTAGCATATAATGCTGCTGCAGGTAATATAAGGGTAAAAATAGGAGACAAAAACTTTGTTATTAAAACAGGTTCATCTCTATTTGATTTCTTTAATCTAATCTTTAATCCAGTAGACGCAGTAAAAGATCGTCTAAACCCATACTTATCCGTACTATTTGGGTTCGACGACCCTAAACAATTATCACCGTTTACTACGTGGGGTTCTAAATATAAACAAATAAAAGAAGGACGTAGCTATGTTCCTTCTGTATATGCAGAACTATTACAATATCAACCTGCTGCACGTAAACACCAAGTCTATAGTAAAATATATAACAGCAGTAGTTGGCGTCCTAAAGCTAGACGTCCTCGTAAATCTTATAATGCTCAAGTTTATACTAAACGTATAAGTCAAAAATATCCTTATCATAGAAGTTTAATGAGCATGATAAAACAATACCATAATCGTGTTGAGCCTATGGGAACTGAAGATTCAAGGCGTTATCAAACTGCTATTCGTAGGTGGAGGAATACTAGATTTAGAAAAACAACTAGACCTATTAAATATAACTACGGACAATTACAAGTATAAAAAAGAGATACTATTTAGTATCTCTTTTTATTCTAGGTATTAACATAGCAACTCTACTTTTTAATTCCTCTTGGACATACGTATCTTTAGGTATATAGTATAATTTAAACGTCCAAGTCTCATCAAACATAGCAGCTAAGAATCCATAATCAGCATTCAAACCTAGTAATTCTTGTTGTACTTGTGTGTAATAATAAGCAGGAATACCGAAGCGTAATGCTTTCTTTTTTATGTGTTCAGTAACATTAGTTCCTTCTTTATTCATGTTAACTGTTTTAGCATCTGCTACAGTGATGGTTTTGTTATAATATTTTTCTCCATACTTACTAACCAGTTTAGCTTCAACAGGTATTAACTTATCCTCTGTAATAAATACACCATCATAATTAACACTCATGCCGTCCACTTCTTTAAACTTATACATATTAACTGGTTTAATTAAGTGTCCTATAAATCCTAGATTAGTTAATTCTGCTTCAGCTTTACTTAATATTACAGGTTCTAAGTCATACCCCTTTCTAACTATTGCCTTTTCTCCAACAGCTTTTTCATCTTCTGTCAGATATTTTGCATTTTTCTCATCTAATAATGTGTTAATATCTTTATATAAATTAACACCAAGTATTATAGATGAATCACTTGCACCAAAGAAATCCTTCCTCTTTAGTGCATATTCCTCATGTGATAAACTTTGAATGTTATCTACAGCTACATCTAAAACTCCCTGTTCTATTATAAGATTTTCTTCAGTTAAACTATTCATCGTATCCTCCTTTATAGTTACTGTTATATGTTGCATAATGATATGCATGTCTTATTGCATCTTTAACGTGGCTAGATAATCTAGTTGTACCGATATAATACGAGCCATGTTCTTCACGTATTATACCTTTTCTAACTAGTATCTCGTCACTCCATCTTATCTTAACTTGTAGTGCAGTTTGTATGTAAACAAATAAACCACGTTTATATGTTTCATATTTAATGATGCCTAATAATTGTGGTGTCTCTAGTCTAGAGTTTATTTGTGCATCAGCGCGTTCACCATATAATAGATAATCCTCTATTACTATATCTGGATGAAACCCAGCTAATGAATCAATTAAACTTATATGCGCGTCCCAATATGGAAACTGCGCACTATAACTAGCTGCACTAATATATCCAAACTTTACTATTTTCATTGATTTCAAATCTAATAAGCACCAGCCTGTCGTTCCTAATCCTTCTTTATAAGAGCCACTGGGGTCTAGTGCTAAGACGTATCGTGAATTAAATTTTAAAGGTTTACTCATACGCTATCACACTCCTCTTTGTCCGCCCAACTAGTAGTTGTAAATTCTAAATCTGCAATAATAGGAACATAACTACCGTCAAACTTTTGCATTATCTTTTTAAATTCTAATACGTGTTCTTCTTCACCTGGATAAATCTCATAACTAATTTCATCATGTATCTGCATTTGCATTCTACTTTTTAGATGGTGTTCTTGTATGTATTCATCTACTTCTTTGATTCTTTCTTTAAGTAGATACGCACCTGAACCTTGAACTAAACAGTTAATAAGTTTATGTCCAGATAATCCATAATACTTAACACCGAATAGATTAGATACATACGCACTAGACTTAGCCATTTCATAACAGTATTCATGATATTTTTTAACACCTGGAAACGCTGTATAATATGCATCATCTATTCTATGTATCGTTTCATCATCATAATCTGGAAACATAACTTTAATACGATTGAATTGTGCACCATAGTTCTTGGCAAAATTAACACGCTTTCCAACTTTACCACGTAACTTTTTAAACTCATCAGATGCCATATCAATATCTGGGAATGCTACATGTGTTGTTGCTGCGTGTACATCTGTTGCTACCCACTCTTTAGATAAGTCTTCATCATAGTACCATTTCCAATCATACGCATGTTTGATATGTTCTGGATTCTTATAATCAAAATCTTCATAATGATATTGATATTGGTCACAACCTATACTCCCATCATCTATGATAGTCTTACACTTATAAGGCATATATGCACGACATAGATTTAAGTCAGGACTACCTACCAATATTGTATATAGCGCTTGAAGTCGTAGTTCTACTTGACTATAATCTAAATACGCTATACCTTTGTATCCATCTGATCTAACCACCATTCTTCTTGGATGAAATAATGGTGTGCCATCTGCTTTATCAATACCATATTTTGGGAACTGTTGAAAGTCAGATGTAACTCTACCAGATACTGTGCCTACTTGATTGATTTGTGTATAGATTCGTTTGTGTCCTAAATCTAGTTCACGTACGAATCGAAGTAAATAAGTTGCATACCACTTTTCTAAAGTTCTAAGTTCTTGTACTAAACCTATGAACTTAACAACTTCTGCATCTGGATCTTTAGCTTTTAGTTCATCATAAGTACGATTCAAGTCTTCCTTACCTGTACCAGCTACATCCAGATTATACTTGTTTACTAGTATTTCTTTAATTTTTGCATGTTGTCCTACGCTAACTTCACCAACTAGATCATAAAGTTCTTTTCGTTGTTGTCTTAAATAGTCAGCTAAGTCTTTAGTTACCTTTCTTACATAGTCTTCGTCTATTTGAAAACCACAAGCTTCCATTCGAACTAATGCAGGAATCATAACTTCTTCACGTTTTAATGCTTCAAACATATCACGTGCTTCAATAGAAGGCATACATTGTAGATACACTTCCATGGTCCAGACTATATCATGCATTGCATAATCAATAAGTCTTTGTCTATTAAGCAATGAATACGGTATATCATCTGATTCAACTCTACCTGTTGTCATATTATTTCTTATTTCTTCAGGTAAATCGGAGTACCATTCTAAATAAACTGGTTTTACATTATCATCTAAAGTATCAATACTATTTAGTACATCCTTAAAATATGAATCTAGATAACTTATTGTCCATTTTTTGTCTTGTTTATATAGTCTGGATTTCAATACTTTGTTATATTCTTTAGCCATATCAGTGCGTTCTGATTTAATGATATGTTCATGATCCTTTGCGCTTCTGTCAATATATTTAGTTGCATATTCTTTCAAGCCTAATGGAGGTCCACCATTTTCTGGTGTCAAAGCATCATGTGCAAGTCTAATTAAAATCATTGTATCAACATAATGTATGTTATCAGGTATTTCTAGTCCTATATTATTAAGCATATGTAAATCATATTTAATATTATGTCCTACTAATCCTGCATTCTTATTACTAGCTAATACTAATAATGCCCAAGCTGTTTGTTCGAATACTTCAGGTGACGCGTCTTTATCTACACAATAAATAAACGCCTCTGTATCTACTAGATAACCCCACGGAAGTAAGAACGGTGTATCATATTTAATATTAAGACCTGTTGTTTCAGTATCAAAAAATATTAAAGCTTTGTTCTTAGTTCTTTTCTTATAATCTTTTATAGCTTGTAACAACTCAGCCATACTTTCAATTACTTTGAAATTTGTTTTCGTTATCTTACGCATCTTCTTCACCTACCCTATGTATATGTCCTGCACGATTTATCTTTTCCATACCTAATCTAAATCTTTGTGTTGGACAAATATCGTATCCTTCATAAACAATAAACATACCTTGTGTTAATCGTTGCATTATCTTATTATATCCATCTGAATCTAATCCAGTTGCTGCAATTAAGTTTTGTCTGTTAGTACTTGTTGTTTTAACTAATTGTAATAACATACTTGGATTTTGATTATATAGATCTTGTAATAATTTAATGCCATCATCATCAATGGTACTTAGTTTTCGTTCTGCTTCTACATATTCTTTTAGTTTAAATGTTGAATTATCATAGATACTTAACATATATTCAATGGCTGCATCAACACATTCTTTAGTTACAATTATCTTTTCATAACTAGAATCTGTGGATACTACATAACCAGCTATTGCTATTGCAAGTCTAGCTACTTTCTTCCAAGCCTCTGTACCAAAAATCTTAATATGCGAATCATATTCTTTATTAAGCTCATTACATCTCTCCATTATATATCTGCCGATTTCTTTATCTATAATAACTTGATCAACAGTTCTAGACCAAATCCATCTAATGCGTGTACGATATGCTTCAACATCAAATGGTTTGATTGGTTCCCAAAATGGGTCTGAGTATGCGGAACCTGAATCACCTAACACTAACATCAAGTCATAACGAGCTATGTCTTCTGGTGTTCCAATTAGTTCTACTAATACCTCAATACCATTTGGATAAGAGTTAATTGGTTTTACTTTACTTGTAGTATTCTTAACATTAGATAGCGTAATCATTCTAACCAATGCTGGTAGTGTAAGTGTACCAGATACTCTGGCTATTCTTACCTGGTTACTACTACGGATATCAGTTAACTCTTTAACTAAATTAGTATTACATTTTGCTAGTTCTTCAAAGATTACTAAACCTCGATGGTTCATTGGAATTAACCCAGCTCTTGTCTGATAGCTACCATTAACTTTATTACTACCTCCAACGATACCTGGAATTGTAGCACTATTACCTGCTAAAGATGTGAATGCACCTAGACCATACAGCTTTTGTAGGGCTTCGGCTGTACTAGATTTACCTACTCTTGATTCAGCTACGACTAATGTATCTAGATATCCACGTACATTCTTAAACATTCCAAAATCAAATTCAAGTACAGTGTGGAAACTAAGATCGATTGCTTCAATCAATTTATTGTAACCGTCGTATCCTATAAAAGCTTTAGTCATTTCAACTAATGTGTTTATCTTTTCAGGTATAGTTCCTGGTATTGTTTTAAATAGTTTTAAATATTGTTTAGCTTCATCAGTTACTTTAAAGTTTGTTATACTATCCTGTGCTTCTTCAACATCTAATATAATCATAGTAAGCTGTTGTCCTTTGTAAGGATGCGGAACAAGTTTATATGTAACTAAATACTTCTTACCGCTTTCTAATCGTTTACGTAATACATATGCAGTGAACTCCATAGATACAACTTCTTTATCTGTTACTTCAAATAAATCAGTTACACTACATTCATATACAGTATCTTTGGTTGGTTTAGTTATCATAACATCTTGTTCTTGTTTTGTTATATTTAATAACTCACGAATATTATTTCGTATTTGTTCTTCACTAAAATTATTATCTATAAGTTTAAGCACATCTTGACAGTTGTTTTCAGTTAACTCCCATGTTCTTTCTTCGCCAACATGCATTAAATTAAGTTTGCTTGAACCTGTATCATTTACCTTCTTAGCATATATAGTTGTAGGTACAGGCATTGCCTTCTCAAACGTAGCAACTACTTGTATATTCGATTGTACTATTCTATTTACATACTGAGGCTTTGACGCTTCAAGTAAACTAATCAATGGTTTTCTTTTTAATTCTTCTTCTCTTGCTTCATCTAACGTAAAAGCAGGAGTTTTATTTATATAATCACATAAGTCAGCCTTTGTCTTTTTATACTTTGTAAAAAAATCTGTGATGTCTTCGCCATGTTCCTTGCATATTTCATGGAACGCAGTTACTACTTTTACTTCCTTAACAGTATTAATTAGATAAGATGCTAATGCTTTAGCACCGTCTATACCTGCTTCATCATTGTCATAACATATTGCAACCTTTCGGTCTTTAAATGTAGATAACAATTTAGGCAATGCTTTTTCTCCACCTGTTAATGTTATTGCATTTAATCCATTGGATCTTGCGACTGCCATATCTTTTTCACCAGCACACAGTATTGTCCATTTATCTTTAGGTGAGTCTATCCATATATCATAAGGAATAATAAGACCTGTTGTTGTACCTGCTCTGCTTTTTATTTTATTCGCTCTATCGTTTGGACGATAACTTCTTACATCTACAACCTTATTATACATAACAACTGGAAAAGCTATCTCATCTCCGAGCTCTGTTCGAATATCTAATTCTTGCATGACCTCTTCAGATATACCTAAACTTTTACATAGTTGTTTAATGTCTTCAGTTAATTTTAATTCTCGCCAAGTAAATATATCTTCTCGTGTCTGGAATAATTTACTAATCTTAACAGCCGACTCATAACTACATTTGTATAGCTCTGCAATAAAGGATACTTCAGATAGTCCTTTATCACAGACCTTACAATGAAACAATCCTTTATCAATATTAATGTGAGCACTTGGTCTAGTTTCCATGTACTCCATGCCTGATTCAGTATGGTGCGGGAACGGGCAACATACTGCTGTTTCCCGCTTACTGAAATCATATTCTTTAAAGTAATACTCAAAGAAACTAGACATTAAAAGTCAGCATAAGGATCAGTTTCGATAGCTTCAGCCACTGCTTCATTAGGTACTATTTCTTTAACTTCTTCAGCAACTTCTGCTTTAGAGTCAATACTATAGATACCTTCGTTGTCATTAGAATAATCTAATGTACCATAACCTCTATCATTAACAGCTACATCAATGACAACTTTCTTTCCTTTAATAACTTTGGCAATGTCTTTAAGAGTCCCTTCACCTTCTAGTTTTACATTACATGCTTTAAGAAGGTTACCTAACTTCCATAATATAAATTGTTTATCACTATCAAAATAGTTTTCATTAACAAATCCACCTGAATCTATTTTGAATGATACATTTAGATATTCATTATTAGTTGTTTTACTTGTCATCATCTTTGCGTCGAAGATAACAGCTGTATATCTACCTGGTTCAACACTGTTATTAGCAGGTTTATCCTTTGGTAACGAATCAAAGTTAATCATGTTTCTTTTCACCACCTTGTTCTATATTTAATATATCTTTGATTAGTTTAAACTTTCTTTCATAATATCCTATGATATTATTTAATTGACTAATCTTTGTCTTATAATAATTTTGCATATTTTCAAGTTCACCTTTTTGGTTTACTTCCATATCTTCAATTTTATTATGATAGTTTTTAATAGCACTATCTTTCATTTCTAGATTACTTATTAACTCTTCTTTAGTTAATGCACTGTAATCTATTTCTTCAATGTCCATCTTGTCTTCACTTAAGTTTAATTCAGATGGGTCCATTGTGTTTAATACTTTAACTTCTTCCATTGTATCCTCCTAATCTGAAGTCAATTTTATATATAACTCTTTCATTAAAGTTATAGGCATATCTTCTAGTTTTCCAGTATAACCACTAGAGTCTTTTAATGTTTTCCACACAGACTTTCTAGCTGGTGTAGTACAATAGTTTTTAATTGATTCAATTAAATCATCTCTTTGTTGTTTAAATATAACTTCAGGATCTAACCCTTCTTCAAGATAATTTCTTAATGAAGTTAATAGTTCTTTAGTTATTTCATACTCTTCACCAGTACGCATAATAGCATAACGAGATTTAATTACTTCAACTACTGGGTTTGTACCGTCCATGTTACCTGGGCTTACCATACGCAAGACTAAGTCTGGTTCATATTTAAGTCCGTCTTGTTGGATTTGTTGTTCACCTAAAGATACAACTTTATTCTTACCTTTAGTCTCATCAAATTCCATACCAAACTTTTCTTTAATACGAACTGTAGTTATAATGTGGGCATCAGCACTACGGACAATATCATTTAGATATTCTTTTTCTTTTCTATTTCTGTCAGTTCCCCAACTTCTATAGTTATCTAGTCCTTGTGATTGTGCTTCAGCTACTAAGTCTAGTAGTCCACCTTTACGATTCCACATATGAGATATAGAATCCATAATAACTACATCAGCACCAGCTTTAATTGCAGCATCTCTTAATGATAAGTAATTACTTGGAGCATAGCCATCTTCTACAGTTAAATCAACTTTATTGAATTCACCGAAGACTTCACCAGTATTAGACTTGATACCTTGGAATAAATCTAATGATTTGTTTTCAGTATCTATTGCATAGATCTTATCCCAATCATCTGTTAATGCTTTAGCAAGTAATAATGCTAAGCCTGACTTACCAGAACCTTGCAAACCTTCAATCATTATAGATGCTTTTAATTTTTGTCTTGCTGCTTTTCTGAACTTGTCCATCTATTCACCTCCTTCAACTTGTTTACTGGTTAGAAAGGTAACTTTCTCTGTTACAATATGTAATGTATCATTACCATTGTCTGTTGACAGATGACCTTTCACACCTATTATATCATTAACTGAACAATACTCACGCACTCTATTGCTTAGTTCACCACTCATTGTACACTTAACTTCGCACTCTTCGTTGTTCACATTGTTCAGATTAATAATCATATAATCTTCAGTAGTATATTTTAATCTACCTACTATTGCTAAACTATTTATCATGTTTATCTCCTTTCAAATACTTTATATAATTATTTATTATGTCTATTTCACTAGCATTATTAGCCAACATCTTTAAGATGTGTTCTTCATAACTATCTTCCATAACTAAATCTATAATTGTATGACCTGTATTTAACTTCTCTTTAGTTGTTGCAACAAATCTATCTTCAGCTTGTTGTATGTCTCCAACAGGTGGATACTTATCTGTAAATATAATTGTATCAGCTGTATCTAATGTGATTCCTTCTTTACCTGCTTTAATATTTATAAGTAATAACTTTATCTTACCAGCTTGGAACTCTGTCTTAACTCTTTCACGCTCTTGTTTAGTTGTCTCACCTATAATAAAATCTTTACAATTTAATTCTTCGCCTAACAACTTTAACCACTCTGTGAAGTTACTAAATATTATTACACTCTTTTCGGGATAATCATTTAGATATTGTTTAATCCACTCTGCTTTAGGTGACTTACCTTTAAGTCCTAATACTTTAGGACCTAATAAAATCTGTCTTATCTTTATTAACTTAGCTAATATATTTACAGCATCTACTTCAGTCCCTTCGATTTCAAAATATTGATTTAGTTCTGATACATACTTTTGTTGTTCGACAGTCATTGGAAGTTTAATTACTTCTCTATCTTTTTCTGGTAGCCATGCCATGACCGACGAACGCAGACGGCGCGTCGATATAACGTCTAAGAACTCTTGCAGTTCTTTTGCTTTACCAGGTTGAAAAGTACCTATTACTTTATACTTACCACTCGCATTATACTCTTCATATTGTGTGAAGTAATAGTCTATAAACCTCCAGTATCCTGTAAATACATCTGGATATAACCAATGTAATATACTAAATATTTCATGTTGTTTACCAGGTGCTGGTGTTCCAGTTAATGCTAACTTATAAGGTATCTTACTTAAACTAAATAAAGCTAGTGCTTGTTTTGATTTATGATTCTTTATCCTATGTGCTTCATCTAGTATTATACCTTCTATATCTTTATGCTTTCTTATATATTCTAGATCTCCTGTTACTGTAAGCCCTAATAAATTTCCATCTTCGTCTTTGATTGTTGATTGTTTTTCTCTTAAACACTCATAACTAATAATAAGTGCACCTGTCTTCCATTCTTCAATTAACTTCTTACGCTTAGCTGCTGTGCCATCTACAACTATAGCTGGTTCATCAAACCACCAGTGCTTACACTCATGTGCCCATGTGTATAAGGTAGATGCTGGGGCTACAATCAATAACTTATGAACCCCATGCATTACCATAGTTGAAAGTGCAGTCGGAGTCTTACCAGTTCTTTGTTCATTAAAACAAGCCATGCGTTTCTTTGCAGCGAGATATGCAACATCTTCTAATTGATAGTCTCTTAAATCTGCGAATGCTTTAAACTGATCAACTTTAAAACTAACTGTCTTTTGTTGTTGCTCTTCTAGTTCCTGTCTTTGTCGTCCTGTTAATCCTAACTTATCTAATAAAGTTTTACTTGTTGGAAAGATTTCTTTACCACCTTCAATACCCGTTCCTCGTATCTTATTATTGTCTGCTAGTATTCTAATTGGATTTATCTTCATCGATAATCACCACATTTTCTGCACCACGTTCTTGGCTGTTTAATGGTATCTGTGTATAGATAAACACAGGTCCTTCTTTCTTATCAGATTCTTTTGTTTGGTTTAATAATGTATTAAGCAGTTGTGCTTGTCCTGTATTCTTATTTGTATCTACAGTATTAAGCATGATAGCTACTTTAGTTTTCTTTATTAATTCAAGTTCCTCATTTATTACTGCTGCTACTCTAGGATCCATTAAGAAGTGTTTCCAATCTATTGATGACTCTGCTGTTTGTTCAGCTAGTTCATAGTGTGTCATGAACAAAGCAGACGGACCAACAGTATTAAATAGTTCTTGTAACTTTATATATGTTTCTTCATCTTCTTTAAAAGCAATGTCAATTATTTTTTGCATGTTATTCCTCCTATAATATCACCTAATATAAATACTACATCCATAAAGGCTTTAAGATTTTCGTATTCCATTGGGGTAGTATGTTGTGTACTATTTTGAAAACCCCAATCTTTTTCTGCTAATCTATTTCTAAATGTGTACTGTGCATACTGTCCTATACCTGTTAATTTTGTTATGTCTCTAAAGGACATTCCTTTTTGTAATGCAAAGTACATTGTTTCTAAATGAGTAGTGTTGATTATACCTTCACCACTTCTTACTTGGCGTATAAGACTTTTAATTATAGTCTCATCACACTTAGCTATTCCACATATTATTTCAACAATATCTAATACAGCTATATTACCACGATACTTATTAAATAAGTTTCTAATGAAATAACAGAACTGTATTTCTAACCATCTTGTTTCCATGTAATCCTTTCTAACTAGACTAAAGATATAGAATATCCTGCCGTGTCTGCAAAACTTGCACGCACTGCAATGTTTTGCAGACTGGGCGGGGATATTCAGTCATTAACATTTTTATTCATTTGATTTAATCAAAATGATTTTAATATAATTAGTAATTGTATTAAAATATTTCTCTAGTTATTATAATATTTTATATCTAATATTATTTTATTCTTAACATCTAAGTGATACTTATTATTAAAATAGGTCATTAGACCTTCCATATAATCTGGCTCGACATTAGTTATCCATGCTATCTCACCTAGTAACCATCTTAAATCTTCTAAAGTCCAATGATCTGTTGCATTTATATAGTTATATATTATAGATTTTAAATGTTGTTTTCTTTTATAACCTACTGTAAGTTTATTATCTTTATTACACATGATACCCAGATTCCAATTACGTCCAGCACTAGAACCATAACGTGTCTTCTCTTCGTTTATAACAAGTGGTGTCCCATTAAATAATCTTTTTAATTCAGTAATAATAATCTTATAATCAAACGAACACTTAGCAGATATAATTATATCATCTGCATATCTAGTATATACGTATCTTTGTTTGTATATCGTTTCATCATTAGATAATTTATTTAATAATTTATTTATATTATAATCAAACGAAATCATTATAAGATTAGTTAGTACTGGTGATAGTGGTGTACCTTGTGGTAATCCATCATTTCGTATAGCCATGTGTATTATATAATCTATTAAGTTTGTTCTATTTGGTTCTTTAAATGCAGCAAATGGATATATAGATATAAGTTGTCTTCGTATAAAAGCTGCATTACAGCTTCCAAAAAAATCATGCAAGTCTATTTTTAAATACCAACGACTTTTATTATGTTGGTGTTCTTTCATTGCACCTACTACATCTCTGCCCTTTGTATAAGCCCAAGCACTATCGTGTGGTAATATCTTCAATTTATATAATAGTGCATCTGCTATAGTTTTTTGTGCTATTTTAAGTGCAGGTTCTGGTGCATTAATCTCACGATAACCGTGTGTTTTCTTAGGTATTCTAAATGTTCTATATTCTTCTTCAGGTTTAGGGTGTAAAGCTACGATACCTTGAAACTTATTACCTAAAAATATTAATTGATTATAGGTATCACGCTTTAATTCATACTCATTAGCTTGGAATGTTTTAGTTCTTAACACTTTACCTGGTTCATATACAACCTCATCATCTATAATATCTGGTTCAAGACCAGCGAATAGTTCATCTATTGTACTCATTCGTCTGGTCTGTATAGATGCTTTATTAGCTACAGTGATATACATACTTACTCCTTTCTATCTAAATAATACTTTTAAAATATTGGTGATGTTACAAGGAACCTCCATCGGATGGTGTGGGGCTGAAGGAGTTTGGATAATCCTGCAACCGTTCGTCTTCTGATGCACCTTTTGGTCGTAGATCGTTTACCTGAATCATCTTAGCATCACTTCATGCCTGATCAGAGCTCAATCTGGGAGTGTTTCTTCTTGTAACAAAGTCATTACTTCTTATCTAATATAGAAGTCCTTATGTGAATATGGATTCCTTAATAAGGTTTACTATTATTTAGATTTAAAATTTTACTATTGTAAATTCAAATGCATTAGTAAATATCATACTATCACATTTTGATTTACGAATTAAGTTAATGAAATTAGCAACGGTAAATGCAGCTGTTGATACTACAGTCGGTGCTACAGATAATGCCGTGCCGCAAGCGGACACGGGTGTTGCATCCTTTGCTTCTTCATCTGTGAATTCCATTGATGATATAAATGTTTTCTTTTGTATTGCATTATTCCAGTCTGCACCATATGATTGTGCATCTTCTAATCTCATACGTGTATCGAACATAGCTTTGATTGCTTTATTATTTATATTACTTGTTGCTATTGTATGTCTTAACTCTATACTATCTACGCATAAGAATACATAACCTGATAATGCTTGGTCTTTATATTCACCATGCTTTATTATCTTAATGCTAGGGTTTATTTGAGCACAAATAACTTCAATAGCATCTACTTTCTTTTGTCCAACTTGATATTGAAAGTAAACTTGATTAGTTACATTCTTATCTTCAACAGTATCCATATCCCACACATGTATCTTAGGTACACCTAATCTTGCTAGTAGTTCTACAACTCTAGAACCCATAGCACCTACACCTATTACATGTATAGCACCTTCGATATCATTAATTGGATCTAAATATTCTAATGACTTACTTAGATTCATCTTCAACCTCGTCATCTTCTGTTAAATCAGTACATGCCATAGCTAATGCTTCAACTAATTGATCTTTTGTTACAACCTTTTTATCCATAAGTATATGGAACATTTCAGTTAAACAAGTTAGTATAGATACAGTATCACCTACAACTAGGTACATACCATGCTCTTGTCCTTTGTCTTTATGACATTCAACACGTACTTCATTATCTACAAACTCTTTATAAGCTGCTTCCATCTTTTTTCTTTGGCTTCTTGTCAACATCTTTCCAGCTCTCCTTTCCTTTTAAGTCTTCTATATAATATACTTTGCGTGCACCAAAACATACTTTAGTACAGTTCTTTGCTTGTAATAAATAATAAACATAGGATGGTAAGAACTTTTTCTTTGGTGCATCGATGTATAATATATCTCCTAATATTGTAGCTTTACATGTTTCCATTATCTTTTACCTTTCTTATCTTTACGTGGTCTACCTGGTTTATTCTTAGGTTTAGCTTGTGTTTCTATATCTTTAATATCATCTAAGTCTAGACCTTGGTCTAACATATCTGCTTCCCATCTAGTCATCATGCCTATTCCAGGTACATAGATTTCTTCATCCCACCAATCATCACTGATTGGATGATATGTATGATCAAGTGGTGTATCTTTTTTATAATAGTTATCATCATCAAAGATACTACCTTGAAACTTATTACTTGTATAACTAGTTGTTGGTTTAGTTTCTACGGGTTTAGGTTCATTTAGTTTTGCTTTAGCATTAGCATACCAACTATCTAATGTACTACCGTTATCTAATATAGGAATGATAGGTACGTCAGTATATAAAACATTATTAGCAATGTCATAGAATCTAGTTGTATATTCATTTCGTTTATTAGTTATTGTAATAATAAAATAATCTTTTGTTTGACTTAATAAATCTTGATAAAAGTTTTCATCAACACCTGATGGACTGGTCGTCATATTAACATGGCTGTGTCCATGGAATCTTTTATGATTAACTTGTTCATCTGTTAAACTCATTTCGAATTCAAACATCTTATCATCATCTTGTTCACATGTAGCACCTGTAACCTTTTGTGGATACACAACGATATCCTCAATAACATATACATTAGTTAATGCAGGTACTTGTGTAACAATACCATACCATCCTATCTCTGTTGTTGTGTCATCAACTAACTTACGCATTTTCATATATGCTTCAGCCGAAATATAAACACTAGGTTCTGTAAGATTTTTACTAGCAATATATTGTTCTAATAAATCTTTTACATCAACCTGTACTTGCACAGTATCGGTGTTCATAAATGTTGTAGCATCATACTTCTCTAATAACTTAGTTCGTATCTCTGCTTTAACTGGTTCTAAATTAATTAATTGTTTCTTCATTAGAATGGAACCTCCTCATCATCTACTGAATCGTGTAGTTCTAATTCTTCTGCTGTATTATCTTCTTCAAATTGATAAGAACTTACAACTTCATAGATAGAATGTTCATTATCATCTTCGTCTATTAAACAAGGTATATCTGTTAAAGATGAATGAGTATAAATCCATTCATTTATATCTCTAAAGAATCTACCTGTAACAGCACCATCTTTAAAATTAATTGAACGTGTAGATGCTAAAGCTATATTCACAAACATTAGCAAGTCACCTTCTCTATTTGCTTTAATAAGTTGTGGCTTATAATCTCCTAAACAGTTGTAATAATTTAGATGTGGATTAAACAATGCTTTATGATTCATTAGTAAAGTAGTATTTACTTGTCCTGTAATATTATCATTACTTCTATCATTATCAGTTACATTATAATTAAACCTTGCAATAACACGCATTTGATATTTTTGTTCAATGAATAATTCTTTTAATAATCTAATAGTCTTACGATCATAGTCATAACTTCTAGTTAAGTTGTTAATAACAAGTTCTGCTTCATCTGATTCAAAGAATTGTAGTTTAGATAGTACATCAAAATACATATAACTACCACTTACTTCACCAGGTATAATACCTTCGGTTTTCAATGCTAGTTTGTATTCATTTAACCTTTCATCTCTGTGTTCTTCAAGATTATTTAATATCTTTTGACCTGCATAATATCTATTTAATGCTGTGTCATATTGGCTAAGAGCTGCTTGTGCATTTTCTTGTGCCATATTGACTTGACGTCTTGCATTATCTATAGATGCATCAACCATTCTAGTTAATGTACGATTAAATTTAACTTCTAATAATTTATCTTGATACTTAGAACCAGACCATGCTCTTTGAAAATCAGGTACTATTGCACTGTTGTTTATTCTTTTTATTTGTGAACGATTAACAAGAGCTTTGAAATAATTTATTTCATCTGCATTAAATCTATCTTTAAAGTCTGGAAATAATACAGGTACTAGACCTATAGTTAAAAATGTATCAGATGCTTGACGATAGTCTTGATAGTCTTTAATAATAATTAAGTTATGTTTGACTCTAGATATAAATACTTTAATATGTATATCTCGTTCTAGTTCTTCTCTTAATTGTACTTGATTAAACATCTTATTATATAAAGCTTGAACGCTGTCAGATACACTTGTATAAAAATCAGAATTAATTCTATTAGCTATACTATCTACATCATTAGTATAAATTGTAAACAGACCTATCTTATTATCATCATACAATTCACACGCATCATTAGCTGAAGCTAGGATAGCTTGTAAGTTTTCAATACCTAGTTCTGTATCTGTATTTATTATTACAGTCATTTGTTGAATACCAATGCTATTATATGCTAACGGAATCATTGCGTCCGCAATACCTATTGATTGTATATACGGGATATTAGCAGGACGATTATTGTTTCCGAATACTAAATTTCTATCAACTGTAGTATAGTTCGAATCAAGTGCCACACTTAAATCATAATTTGATCTTAATTGTAACATAAATCCTCCTTAAAAATTAAGCGAGGGAGCTGAGCTCCCTCAGTATACTATAATATGTTAGGCATTAGCTGCTTTAACGCATGCAATAAGCATACATTTATCTGCAGTTACACCATTTTCTTCTAATGTCTTATCCATTTCTCCAACTTGTAATGTAGCACCATCTAACATTACTTGAGCAACGGAATAATCCACATTATTATCTTCAAGAATAGTTCTAATAGTTGTTGAACGACTATATAGTTTCTTTTCTCTTGAAGTAGTTGTACCTACGATTACTTCTACCATAGTTTATTCCTCCTTATTTGATTTAGATTAGTAACTAACCTATGAATTCGATGTCATCTGATAAATCAACAGCGTTTTCTAGATATTCAGTTACTTGGTCTTCGATTAGATTGATCTTAGTTAAAATACCAGCTAAAGAATCTTTAATCTTTCTTTCTTTAGTATCTTTATCTAGGTCTAAAATCTCTTTAGAGATTGCACCTAATGAGATACCACCTTTAAATGTTGCACCATATTTAGTGAATGAATTAGATGTAGCATCACTAGCAACACGATATAAAATCTCGTCGCTGTTTTCATCTACTAAACTAAGTACAGATGGAGCTAAAGTTTCAATCCTTTCTAAGTTTTCATCAGTTAAAATATCTGATGTAATGCTGACTCTGTCAGCTAAAATTTTTGCCTTTGACATAATCAATGTCTCCTTTCAATACTATTTATATTATCAGTGTATGGTGCCACTGTTAATACCAACAAGCGTTGCGATAGCAACAACGCCGTACACTCTTAATAAATTAACACTTTCAGTAGTTTCAGTATGAATAAAACTCTTTTTCTTTTATCAGGAGGTAAATCTCATTGCTATCTTATGGGATTTACTTTGGTGGGGAATACTCCCCATGACACCGTGGTGCCACAGGCAACACCACATAATAATAAAGATTGATATTGTAAATAGTATTAACTATATCAAATAAGGATAGATCATTAATAATGAACCACTACTTGCCTGTGTGAGAGTAGACTTTTCCTGCATTTGAGCTTCGAGCTCTGAGCATTATCTTTTAGAAATACATAGAAAGGAGATAACCTCATGCAGGATAACGAGAGACTATACAGCTTCTAGTGTATCTAAATAGTCTCTTAATAATAATACAAATTCAGCTGGTTTAATACTAGTTTCATCTGTCTTCGGTGCATAACCAAACATGTTTGATATATCTGCATTAGTAAATTGCGTGTTTATATATCTAACATAGGTTGCTAAATCTATTTTAACTGTATCAGCTTTTAATCCGTGTGCCTTAGCTACAATAGCTAGTGCATGTTTAAGATGCTCACCTTGTTTATATACAGTTAGCATCTCAGCTAACAGTGTTAAACCTTTGAAACTAATACCACCGAATGTTGCTTTTAAGAATACATAGTATTCTTTAGCTTTAGCTTCATCGATATGGGTATCCATGTTTAACCTCCTTTATATCTAGTACACTTTAATTATACTAAAATTAAATGAAGGTGTCAAGACTAAGTGGATTATTTTTGTAAACCATATCTTCAAATAAGTTTTCATCACCTACATATACTACATCAGGTTCAGTACCTGGATTTGCTATGTCTATATTATGATCTAGGTAGTAATGTATAGACGCTGCTTTATTAAGCATGTCAAGTTTATCATCTCGATTAAATTCAATGTCATATGCTTTTGCCCATGTATCTAAGAATAATTCAAGTTCTTGCTCAGTGGGTTCACCATTAGGATACAAAGCATTTGTAACTCTATTATAATTATCTTTGACTTTATCTTGATTTACTTTTTCAAAATATTCTTCACGCTTAATCTCAAAGAGTAATAAGACTTCATGTTTAACTGTATAAGTCTTACGTGTTTTGTCATCTTTATATGAATGTCGCCATTCTTCTTTAGTTATATGCTTCCAGGTTTTATTACCTAATTTAATATTAACTGGATGATTTGTATTAACTAAATACTCAATGTTCTTGATGTTTATAGCATATAATCGTTTAGGATCCAGTATGAATGATACAGCTTCTCTAGCATAGGTTTTAGGGAAGTGTACTCCATCTGATGTAGCACATCTATAACCCCTTGAAAAATAATTATCTAATTCAGTTTGTGTAAATTGTGTTTCTTTAATCATTAACATATTATCACCTAAATAATAAAGAAAGACACAGACTAAAAGTCCATGTCTTCTTCAGTTGGTACATAGCTTGTGATGTTAGGATAAGGTTTATTAAATCCTTGAGCATCTACACCATATGATACATTAGCATAGAACTTTCTTCCAGTTTTAATAACCTCAGATACTTTAGGAGACTCTAACTTTAATTGAGCTATCATGTTATTGTAATCTTTGTCTCTATCTTTGATGTTATCTGCAATAACTGAGCTCTCAAAGAACATCTTTGTAAATTGAGCACCATTGCTAGTACTAAATGTTACAAGGACTCTGTTTCCTTTCTCATCTGATTTATCCTCCACAGATGCTATTGTTATGAATTGTTTTCCAGGTTTAACTGTAGGTAATTCATTAACCTTTTGATTCATCCAACTATTTGACATAATATCAAACCTCCATTCTAGACTTGCTGAATCAATTACAAGCCTTTCACAGCAGTGGAAGGCAAATATTTATGCTCCACTACTCTGAACGACCTGTACTTGGTCTACTGTAATAACTAGCAACTTATTTCCTTGCTGCTTCTACATCTATTCACAGCAGTATATGTATCAACCTAGTATCAGTATTTAAACTATTCAAAGAACTATTATTTGCAACTTGCACTTACAAAATAACATAGCAGGTTCTGGGATGTACAAAACCGTGAGGCTTGAGTTTGGGGTAGGGGCCCCAAAGTTTTTGTGCAGACCAGGTTCTGCTATGTTAAATCTTTGGCCCGCATGTTAAAAGCAAGTTGCAGGTAATAGTTCGACAGTTAGTTAATTAGTATCTAGATTGATATATCTGTGGTAAATAGTTAGAGTAGTTAGTAATTAGCTAGGACGAATAGTAAATAGGTTACGCCGTTTTTCGTGGCTAGTAACGCTTGCATCTGGCTAGTAAAAAACCAGGGCTCAGCTAACACATCTACACATACAGTGTCATTCTCCAGTCTTCACCCGTCGTGTTCGATTGCGGCTCTAATGGACTAGGTGAGTCGATTGAGTTCGATTCGGGTGTCCGCGTGAGTTTTGGATAGCTAGGGATAAGCTAGTATAGGGATTAGGCAGAACAAAAATACGAACAAATTGATTATACCTAATATAACTGAATTAACCGTGTTATCTTAGAAACTTTTTTTTGAAAAGTTAGTACTATATAAAAGTGTTCAAAACCAATACAAAAATTGTATTGGTGTCAAGTCTTGACATTTTATATTTGTAAATAGCTACTTTATTATACTTATATATACTTAATATATTATATATATACTTATATATACTTAATATATCTATATATAGCCAACAATACAAAAATTGTATTGGTTTTTAAAGGTCAGAATTACATAGAGCCTGGGGGAAAAAAGTTTTTGAAAGTTTTTGTCAAATTTGCAAAATTTATGTTGACAAAGACACATTCTTGTGATTTTGTTTTTATTTGTTCGCGTGAACGTTTGTTTGTATTTATGATGTGCGTTGATTAGTGCCGAATAGTAATGCTAGGACTAAAATTATGTACGCTATAGGTTTGGGGTGGGTTCGCTGAACTATAATTTAAAAGGCTTATCTAATTTACTAAGGATCTTA